CTGTTTCTTCCTGCCGAACAAATATGTGCCTTAATCTGCGCCAAAACTGCAAGTTTTACCGCCTCCTCTTAGGCCGCGCACACCACGAAACCACATAGCGGAGTCCGCACGTAATCCATAATCTCGTTATCGAAGTTGAGTTTGTATGTTGTATTTCCATCAACTGGCAACGGCTGCCCGCTTGCATACGCCGTCGCTATCTCAGCGTCCGTGCGGGCGGCACTGGAGATGCGGAGGTCGTCAATATAAGAATTAAGGTTAAAATTATCACCTGCGGCGTTCCACACTCCAATACCCATTACAGAGGCAAAAGAAGAAGGCAAATAACCACTACTTACTGAACCTTTCAGGATACCATTAAGATACGCATACCCACCAACACCCTGCTTCCACGTTACAGCAATCGAATACCAGTCAGGGGAGGTAATCGAGCCCAGCGAGACCGTGCCTACCTGCCCTGAAGAATTTGAGAACCATACGCCCCAGCTGGTAGAAGAGGGGCTTCGCCTAATTGAAATCTGGTTCAACTCGGCATACGATGGACTGAACTGTAGCGTCACAACAGAAAGAACAAAAGACCAGTTCGGATTGTTTGCCGAGTGCACTCCGTTCGGGTCAACGTAAGCCCAAACTTCAATCGTCCCCTCCGTCGGCGACAGCACCCCCGCCGTGGGGATAGTCACAACTTCGCCAGCACGGGTGGCCTGGGTCGTAGTGTCGTTGGCGAAGATGATGGATGTGGGGTAGGACTTCTGTTCAATCTGGGCGTCGTCGAAGTAAGCCGTCACGGTGTCACCTGCTGCCTTGGCGCGAACACCCGACTCGAAACCAACGGTAGCAGTTCCCGTAGGCGCTGTAGCTGTTACACTAATCCTTTGCCAAGAAGCAGTTGGGGTTGCTTCGGTTTGGTAAATACCTAAAGCTACTCCGACAGAATCCCGGAAGATTATCCTGACAAACACCACTCCTGTGCCTGTGGCACTCCCGGTAACATACCAAGAACCCGTCCAGACCTGACCCGCAGCCGCCGTAATCCCGAGTTGGTAGACAATTGCATCTCCCGCCCCCGTACTTGCCGTAATCGCTATCTTCTGTGACTTTGCACCGGAGGGGCGATGCGTAACAGTGTCAACGGCACAGGCTGGTGTCACAGTTGAATTATACGCATAGCCCCACCCATCAGCCACACCAGTCGTGCCCGTGTAAACCTCAAAACTGGCGTTCTTGAGCGGGTTCTGTGTCCCCTCCTCTATCATTACCGCACCAAGAGCATTACCGAATTTATCAAGTTCGAGACGGGCAGTATTACTGGCAACTTGGGAGCCATCTGACTTATATGCCACGCTATTTCTTTTAAACGAAGGTGCTGGCAAAACTAAAGCTGGGATGCGGTGGATTATCGTCGGACCTATCTCATCCGTCACCTTCGCCGTCTCCGCCCCGTAGTGGAACGTGTGCAGTAAAGCCGTCTCGTTCAGCTTCTTTTTCTGTTGCGCCTTCCACAAAGCTTGTAACCAATCAGCTATGCCGAGCAACCGCCCGCCGTATTCCACTCGCCAAATCCACAAAGCATTGGTAGCCGGAGTTATCGTCACTTTCTGCACAAGGAAAGTGCCTGTAATTCCCCGGTCGGGCAGGTTTATCGTGACCAACTGTCCCGGTGCCCAGCCGCTTATCTCAGTTTCAAACGAACCCTTTACTCTTGGGTTGGCGTGCTCTCTCAAGTCCGCCTGGCCAGCAGCTTCGGCGGCATCTATGGTGGTGAGGCTATCGTCTACAATGCTATGCTCGTATACTCCGTCTCCTCCCTGGACAGCGGCAATGGCCTGCTGACTAGCGATGTCCTCCACCACCGTTATTACGTCTATGTCGTATTTGTAGGTAAAACTAAGCGTGGTGCCCGCCGCAGGAGTGGGCGTTTGCGCTGAGCAACGGACGTATTTCTCTTCGAAGTTCATCAGGAAGTCCTTGGTGCTTTCGTCATCAACGTTCTCAATGCCGACGGTCTTCGCTACGCCACCCACGGTCAGGCTCAGGCTGTGCGGCTTGTGCGGAAGCCACCAGGAGCGGGCTGCGCCGTCGGCATTTACGGAATACGTCCACGGGTCGGAGAGCATAGAGCCGCCCCGGACGTAGACGCGGTTCCTCAGCCCCTGGGTGTCGACGTCGTGGCGAAGGCGGCGGAAAGAGCCGCCCGCTTCGAGCACCATCGGTGCAGGCTGGTTAAGCGTCTTCGGGTCGAAAAACCAGACGTCTTTATCGTAGTCCACGAACCAGTCCCAGCCCACGTAGTCGGCCAGTTCCTTCAGGCACTCACTGGGCCGTTTATAGTCGAAGATGATCTCCTCTACCACCGGAGCATTGGCCTGGACGTGGTTAACAGTAAACCCCGCGCCGTATTTGGCGATGATGTCTTTAACGATCAGGTCGGCGGCCTGGTTGGAGTAGGTTTCCACCACCAGCTTCCTGTCAAGCTGGTAGGTGTAATCCTGGCAGGAGCACTCGTAAATCTTTACCCCTGTCGGCTCGGCCTGGACGAGTTTCACCTGGTCGATAATGCCGGCGAATAGTTTGGTCGTGCCGTCGTAAACGATAACCTCCTGCCCCTCGGTCGGCTGCACGTCCTGGATGCGGAAGGTGCAGGTGTCCACGGCCTGGGTCAGGACCTGCTCGATAGAAAAGCCGTCCAGAAGGACGGCCGCCGTGCGGTCAACGCCTGCTATGAGAATTTGCCGCGCCATTTAGAGCCTCACCCCCCGGCGGGCCAGTTCCCGCAGGAGCTGGTCGGCCTGGTCGCTGGTGGAGCCGCCGGAAATGGTAATGTTGAACGTGTTTATGGTGGTCGTGGTGGTCGTGGCGTAAGATACCGCCCCGGCGGGGACAAGCCCGCCCGGAGCAAAGACGCCCGCCATCGCATCAGCAGCCCGCTCCAGTAGCGGCAGGCTGCCTCTTATCCCCTCGGCGAACGTGCGAACCAAAGCAGGGCCGTATTCCGCCAGCCTGCTCAGTGGCCCACGCCTGGCCGGAGAGTGCGGCATAAAAGCGTCTACTGCCTCGGCCATCGCCTCCAGGGTGGCGATCAGGTCATCAAACTTGCTCCATATGCCGCCGATAAAATTGGTCATCAGGCTTACACCGTATCCGGTGGCCTTGTCAACAAGGTCCTGATATTGCTTGTGGATCCGCTTGACTTCTTCCTCGGTGTTCTTGCGGATCTCGGCGTTCTTCTTCTCCCACTCGGCCCGGTAGGCTTCGAGCTGCGCCGCCGCCTGCGCCCGCAGTTCGGCGATCTTGTTGATCGTCTCAACGCGCATCTGTTCAAGCTGGACCTGCGCCTCCGACCGGGCCATCTCGTTCTTTTGTCGCCACAATGCGACATACTCGTTGAGTTGCGCCGCCGTCAGGGTGTTCAGCGCCTTGATCTCCGGTAGGGCCTTCGGCCCCATCTCCCGCAGTTGCGCGATCAGGCCCTCGTCCACGCCTTTTGCGGCGAGCGCGCTTATCTCCGCCTGCCACTCGGCAAACACATCCACCTGCTTGCGGAGGTTTTCGAGCAACCCAACACCGCTGACCGTGCGGGTTTCCGGCGCTTCAAACAGACCGACGAAACCGGCCAGGCTCCGGGCTTTCTCCGCGACGGCCCGGTTGTATTCGTCCCAAAGCCGCCGCTCGTCGGCAATGAGGCGTTCGTTTACCTCTCTGACTTTGCTCTCATAGTCCTCTCTGGCAGCGGCAAGGTCGTCGTAGTACTTTTGCCAGACTTCCTTAGCCCGCGCTACCAGGTCGCGCTCTTCCTCGAAAATCTCCTTCTTGCGCTCCGCCGCCTCCTGCTCCTGCCTGAGCGCGTCAAGGCGTTTCTTCGCGTTGGCAATCGCCTGGTTCGTCTCCAGCTCTTCCAGCGCGATCTTCTTCTCCGTCACCTGCCGCTTGATTTCGGCCAGGTTGTGCTCGGCAGCGGCTATTTGCCTCCGGACTGCCGAAGTGTCCTTGTGGTGTTTCTGGAGTGCGGCGAGGCGCTTGTTGAGTTCCGCGATGCGGGCCTCGGTCAGTTTTTTGCGTTCGGCCAGAGATGCCAGTTCGTTCCGCAGGGACAGCGCCCTTGCGGCGTCCTCCCGTCGCTGTTGCTCTTCCTGCATTGCCGCCAGGCGGTCCTCAGCCGCTTTTATCTCTGCCTCCACGGTGCGGATATTCGCTGCAGCCGCCTTCGCCCGGGCGACAGCTGCGTTGATCCCGCTCTCCAGCGCGGAGGCAAAGGCCCCGATTTTCTCCTGGACGCCTGCGGCCAGGCCTTCCGAAATGTTGCGCCCAACCTCGGCCATAATGCCGGACGGGGAGGATATTTTGAGCAGCGCCTTGATATGCGAAACGAGGCTGTGGATCCACCTGGTGACTTTATCTTTGAGCCAGCCAACGGCCCCGCTTATACCCTTCCAGATACCCTCGACAATGTTGCGGCCGTATTTCGTCATCAGCAGTACCGCCATCCCGAAAGGCCCGGTCAGCACTGCCAGAACCAGGGACCCCCACTTCTTCAGGAAGGCAACGACGGAGTTGGCCGCGTTCACTACCGCCTTCTTGATGCTCGTCCACAGGCCGGTGAACCACGCCTTGATGCCGCCCCAGTGTTTGTAGATTTCATAGGCGGCCATCGCCACGAGCCCCACGGCGGCGGCAACCATCCCCAGGGGATTGGTCAGCGCCGACACTACTGACATTCCGAGCATCACGGTCTTAACGACGGTTAGCTGCACGGCAAGGGCCGCAAGGGCCGCGGTCAACCCTATGAGGGCCACCTTCACCACGCCGGAATGTCTTTCGAGAAAGCCAAAGACGGCTTTCACGACCTCACCGAATTTAACGAGCGCATCGACCACGGGGGCCGGGATGATTGTTTTCAGCGCCGGCACCATCCCGGCTTTCTTGAGAGTGTCAGTGAATTTATTCGTCAGTTCTATCGCTTTCGGGAGAACATTCGCGGTCAGCCAGTCGAAAACCGGCTTCATCACCGCGCCGAAGGTCATATTCAGGTTATCCTTCAGCGTGGACATCAGCCCGGCAAAGCTCTGGCTCTGCTTCTGCATCATGTTGGGGAAGCGCTCTTCCATCCCCTTGATAAGTATCTGTATCGCTTTGTCTGCCGGGATAAGCCCTTTTTCGGAGAGCTTCATTACCTCGGCAGTAGATTTCCCCATAGCCTTGGCGAGAATGTCCCACGCCGGGACGCCGACCTCGGTTAGCTGGAGCATCTCGTCAGCGGACACCTTCGCCTTAGCCTTCATCTGACCCAAGGCGAGGCCGATCCTGCCCAACCCTTCCGCCCCGCTTAGTCCCAGGCCGGCAGAGGCGTCACCGACGGCCTTCAACATCGGAATAATCTGCTCCGCCGAGAACCCAAAGGCCAGCATCCGCTTGGCGGCGTCCTGCAAGTCGGGAAACTCAAACGGCGTTTCGGCGGCCATTTTCTGGAGCTTGCCGAGCAGCACGTTCGCCTTTTCGGCGCTGCCGAGCATCGTTTCAAAGCTGATCTGCGCCTGCTGCATCTTGCTGTCGAAGTCCATACCGGCTTTGGCGGCCAGTCCAAGACCGGCAGCCACCGCCACACCGGCAATGCCAGCAGCCATCGTCAGCCCGGCAAAAGGCTTGGTGAGATCGCTTGCCTTCTTCTGGAAAGCAGCGATCTTGCCCTGCGCCTCCTGAAGGCCGCGCTGCAAACCGCCTATCTCTGCGCCAATTTTTACGACAAGCTCTGCTAATGTCGCCATTCTCTTCACCATCACAAGCTGGTATAATCAAGCAAAAAGGGGTGATATTATGGGATTCATCAAAAACTTCGGCCAGGCACTCAAGCGTCAACTAAACCTGGAGCTTGAATACCTGGGCGGGCATCCTGACCTGAAAGGCCCGCAGAAAGTTACTGCGGACACGGACGGCGAACACCTGCTCATTTACAGCGTCAGCGCGTTCAAGTCTGACCCAATCCTCCGCATCCCGAAACAGAACATCGTAAACGTCACTCTTGAAAAGGCCAGTAAGCGCAGCGTCGGCGGCGCGGCGGCGGGCTTCCTTGTTGGCGGCGTTATCGGAGCCGCCATCGGTGGCCGCAGTAAGGACGCCAGCATCATCGTAATGTCCGTTAAATACGGTCCCGCCACCGTTGACGTGGTTTTCGGCGGGGCGGACGTGAGCAGTAAATACAGCAAGTTTGTCAGCCTGCTCAGCGCTTCTTAGCCGCCCGCTCCGCCTCCTCCGCCTTCAGCGCAAAATAAGCCGCCCATTCGGTGATCTCGGCGGAGGAGATACGGTCAAGCAATTCCGAAACGGTGCACCCCAAGCGCTCAGCTAACTCGAAATACAGCCGGCGCTCGGGGTGCTTTTTTATTTTTTTTGCGCTTCTTTTACCGCCTCCGGAGTCAGGCCGGACAACCGCATCGCCACCTGCGCTATCCGCTCCAGAGCCGCGCCGGACTTGTCGGCCAGGGCGTCCCGGTCGGCGGGCTTGAACACTTGCTCCCCGGTGTCCGGGTCGTAAACGCTATAGATCACCAGTTCGGGGTAAATACGCTCCAGATCCATCTTGCCGGAAGCGTCCACGGCGTTCTGGAGCAGCCGCGCCCGCTGGCGACCGGTGAGGCCCCGAACCAGGAGCTTGACGCCCCATTCCGGAACCTCGACCGTCTCTTCCTGGATGTCTTTTGCGGCCAGAATCTTATCACGCAGCGACATAATAAACCTCCCCGTCTATCTCAAGCGAGATATCTTCCTCCACCAGCGCGTCGGCAGCCGTCTTCACGCTGTCACTCTTCAACCGGGCGTAGCCTTCATACCGCGTCCCCGCCGTGCTGTCCACGTAAAGCACCACCACCAGGGGATTGGTAAGCTGGCCCAGGAAGAAGCCGTCAATCCACCAGCGGCTCAGTTTCACGCTGGCGCTCTTTTGCCCCGCAACCTTGACCTCCCAGGCGTCGCCCAGTTTTGTCGCGTCCAGAATCTTAACGTCGGCGTCAAGAGTCCATTCCTTGGCCTCACCGAGCTGGGAGATCGGCAGGTAGGCGCCGTCCACGCGCACCGCCTTGTAATAGGTGTAATTGGCGGTAATCGCCGCGCCTGCTGCCGGTGCCGTGGCGAAGGTAATTGTCCCCGTCCAGTCGTCGAAGGTATAGTCCGTGCCTTCGGTCTTGGCAACACCCGCAACGTAGACGGTCTGGGAATTCGGGACAACCGGCGAGTGGGCAAGTTTAAACGTGGTCGTCAGACCATCGCCGGTGCCCACAGCCTCACCCGTGACGGCGGTCGTGGTCGCGGCAGCGAAGATAATCTTACCGCCGACGTGCTGCACGGAGAAGCCGCTTGTCTCCTGCGTCCAGGTCGGGGTAGCCGCGCCAACGTTGGTCGAGGATTCCACCACCACGGCCACGGCCTTGTCCCAGTAGCGCTTCGCCGCGTCGGAGATGGTGTAAATCTTGTAATCCGCGTCCGGATTCGCGGCCACGTCGGTGAAAGCCACGGAAGGCAGAGAGGCAACGTAGATCGCCGCCCCAATGCCGGTTTTAACAGCCATTTATCTCACCTACTTGTCTACGGCGTAGCCGGTAATTTGAATAGTTAGACTCTCGGCAGTCGTAGCACTGGCATTTGATCCGGAGATGACAATGCTCGTATCCACCGTGAGCAAATCGCCGAATACCGCCGCGCAGTCAAAGGTCGCCGTCTGGCCCGTCGCATTGCCGTCAAAGGTCAGGTTGGTCACGGTCACATCCGCGCCCTTGGTGATGTTCACCTGCTTGACGTAGTAACGCTTGCCGATAGGGACGCTAATGGTAGCCGAACCGGTACCGCTGATGGGAATGGACACCGTGGCAGAAGTGTTGACCGGGGTTTTATACACGGGCCGGGTGGCGAGTGAGCCGTCCGGGTTGACCGCCACGGCATCCACGCCGTCGGTCAGTTTGGTTTTAACCGCGCCGGCCGCGCTGTCGTAAATAGCCGCCAGAACATCGGCGCGGTTGATGATAGTATTGTCCTCTTTGATAAGCCTGCCGCTCGATGCGGCAAACTCTTTGATGTCAGCCAACTAAACCACCACCTTACGCATAAGTCAAAGCGCCAGTGCCTTCAAAAGTGAAGTCAACCTCCACCAAACCGCCTACCGCCGCCTTGGTGCTGATCGCTTTCACCAGCGCCGTGCCGCTGTAGTAGTTTGTGGCGTTGGTGTAAAGCTTCAGGCTCACGGTAGTGCCGCCCAGGAGCGCGTCCTGGAGGGCCTTCTGGCCCGTGGTGTCAGACATATCCCACCTGCCAGACGCTTTACCGGACCAGGACTTCAGCCCCGCAACCTTGACCTCCCAGGTGTCCAAAAACTTGGTTGTCTCCAGCAGCTTCGCATCTACGTCGAGGCTCCAGTTGTCGATCTCGGCCACGGTAGCGGTGCCGACCATAACCTTGCCATTGTAGCCAACGTTTACCGCCATCGGTCATACCTCCTTTAGTTAACTGCTTTTTAGAATCCGGTAACGCATAGTCTTGTGGTAAACACCAGTATCTACTTCATACAGATCACACGCAAACTCGCGCATAAACTGTAGCCCCTCCATCACCTTGTTCACCGCATCTGCAATAGCTGACGTACTCCCTTTGGCCCACACGTCAACTACCAGAATTATCTCCGCAGCCAGTGTCTGGCCAGCGCTGTAAAACGGGTAAAAGGGCCGGTTGTTGAGTTCGTAGTAACTGATGCAGGGATAAGCTGCTTCCACAGGCGGGTAGTGAAAGTAAATCCTGTTACCTACGAGCCCGGCCAACGTAGCATCCGCTTTCAGCGCAGCCACCACATCCGGTTTGACGTTGATCATTTCACGCCCAGCTCCTTGCGAATCGCCTCGGCAACAAGCTGCTTAACCTTGTCCTTGTTGGCATTGAAAGCCGGGAAGAGGAACGGCTTCGCCGGTGTCCCCCTGGCCGCTATCTTCCTTGCAATGGCAAACTCGGCACCGGGTTTCATCCCGTGAAGCTGCGCCCACCTCCTGAGAGCCCTCGGCGGTGGATAGTGCGGCCGCGTGCCGAACTCGACGTAAGGCGCGTACTCCACGTTTGTACCGACTTCGACCGCTGGGTTTTTAGTCCCGGCACCCGTCAGACGATGGGATATGCTCGTCCTCAAGCGTCCGGTATCGACCGGACAGAGTTTCTTCGCGTCACGCTCCACCAGCAAGCCGGCTCTGACCAAGGCTTTTTCCGCTGCATTAGTAGCCATCTGCCCTATTTCGGCAAACTTCTTAGCAAGTTCTTTTCCGCCTTCGACCTCAATTTTGATTGTCATTGCTCAGCCCCCACTCAGCGGTTACAATACTGTCCAGGAGGTGATTCCCCTGACCGTCAAGAAACTCACCTTCGAGACTAAAGACAAACTCCCGCGCAAAGGCGGGATCGTCTTTAGAGCCACCCTGTCAACGGTCACCCCGAAAACACAGCGGGGCAAAGACTTCGACAAAGAACGTACCCTGCTCATCATCGAGGACAAGGACAAAAAGTAGCGCTTACACCGGCTTGAGCAGCACCTCGTAATGGTTCCTGAAAGCCGCCACATACCGGATCTCATAAATCTCCGTGTCGTTAACTACCGCCCTTCGCCCCATTTGGACATTAGCATTCACCTCGCAAAACATCCGCTTGGTGATTCCGGCCTCGGTGATCCCGTACTGCTTATAAGCCAGTTCGCCGCCGAACGGCTGCACGTCCCCCTGGATGGTATCCACCGCTGACCACGTCTGAGAAGCCACCCCTTCGCTGTCGTAGCTGACGGTATCGTCCTGAATTTCCACTTTATCCGGCAGGTTCATGCTATCACCGACCTCCTGTAACTTTCGCAAAGGGCCGCTACTTCAGGCGGTAAGGACAGCAACCCGGCGCCCAGAACCAGCTTTTCGTAATCCGTCCTGACAGCTCCCTGCTGCTCGCTCACCTTTCCGGCGCCCTCTTTACCGCCGTACAGATGAGCAACAAAGCTGATGCACGCTTGCTCCAGGTCATAAGGCAGCGTCCGGGGGTTATCCGCCGTCGCGTCTTTCGGCAGCACGTAGCCGGCGACGTAGACGACCTTGATGTTCCGGGTCGAAACGCCGGGCTCGCCGACCAGGCCGACGTTATAACCCTTCCATGGCCAACCGGTTTCCCGGAAAAGGATGCCCGCGTCGGCGTCCTCGATCTCGTATTCGGTAGAAGCCAGAACCGAGCCGTTCAGTTCAACCGACGTGACCGAAACGATCGGATACTGGTTCAGCAACAGCCGCTGACGTTCATGCCCCCGGTGGTATTCTCGGTAGAAGCCAGAACCGAAGTGCCGGGAGCAATACTTTTCAATGCGTTCCGAAACAGCATTGACCAGAGATTCCAGCAGCGAATCCTTTGTGAGATCGCTGGCCGGAATCCCGATGAAACTTTTCACCGTTCCAACAGTCGTCAGCGCGTGAGCCGAAAGCGCCATAATTCATCACTTCTTTACAATAGACTGCGGGCCTTTCTTGCCCGGGCGCACCATCTTGTCCGCAGGGGGCTTTTCCAGGTCCTTTTTCTCATCTTTCACCCCAACGTCCTCCTCTTCCGGCAGGACCTCCAGAGCCGCGATCTGTGGAGCCTCGCCCTCAAACTCCACGATTTCGCCCGGTCCGTAAATCCGCTGTTGAGAAGAGGCCGGGGGCCAGTAAACCGACCACCCCGGCCTTACTCTCGCTTTACCCATTAGCTGACCGGTGCCTCTTTAGCGGCTCCCAGGGCGATGGTGGCGGAAGCCTGAATGGTGGGCGACGTGCCACCAGTGAACGCGGCGGTGGCCACAACCCGGATGTACCGCTTTAAGGGAAGCAGGTCGATGTCCAGCTGTCTGTCAGTATTGGCCGCGGTAATCTGGGTAATGACCAAACCGGAAACGTCGGCCATATCGGAACCGTCGGCAGCGTTTCCATGCTGAATCCTGGCATCCAGGGTCTGGGCAGTCGGGGCGCCACTCACGACTCCGCTGGACACAATCAATACGGCATCTTCAAAACCCAGGCGGTCGATTACCGGTCCGTTTACGTTGCCGGCTGCCAATGCTTGGGGCCGTAGAGCGCATACCTGTTTGATGCTTTCTCCAAGTTTTTTAGGCATCAGTCATTCCTCCTTGTTTTTTAAGACAAGGGCGGGGCTAAACCCCCGCCGGTTTTATACAGTATAAACGTTAGTCTGTACGTTGAAGGCCTCGGTGTGCCGGAGCCCAAAGTCGTGCTTAGCGATGACCCGAATTACGGTCTCGTCGCGCGAGAAAGTGGACTGTAACGCCGAGCCGTCCCACCAGGCCGCTTCCTTAGAAGCGTCGATCTCCAGGCCCATCTCCTCGCCGATGATGAACTCCGACCAGTCGCCGAGGAAGATGTCAACCGGCTTGCCGGTCGCCCCATCATTGTAGCTAATCTGGTTCGAGACCGCGAACGGCAGCCCAATGAACCTGCCCTGGTTCATCTCCTCACGGTGGATGTAGTTGCCGCTGCCATCCTTGAGGTTGTACAGCACGCTCCACAGCGCACCGTGAATTGCCCAGCCCACGGAGGCCCAAAGCAGGTTTTTCGTCATCAGCGATCCGATCAGCGACGCGAGGTAGTCGGAATCCGGCAACGCATTTTTCGCGGCCTTCGTGATCCCCGGGGTGTTGATGATCCCCAGCGGGGTAAACTCCGTCCCGGCGCCGTACATCGCTGTATGGTCTTCCTTCAGCGCCACCGTCTGGATCATGTCGTCGCGGACCATCTGGTCGGCGCTGTAGGCGTTCGATCGGATCAGGTCGTTCGACATCGGCACCAGGCAGGCCAGTTTCTTGCCGGAGAGCCGCAGGTTGCCGGTCGCTAACTTACTTTTAGGAATATTCTGAGACTCGCCGACGTAGTATGCTGTTGCACCGCCGGTGATCTTCGGAATGTTCAAGTTCCCGCCGTCAAGCGGAAGCGACCGAGCACCGAGCCGGCGCACAACCGCCTTCGCCCGGAGCAGTGGGATAATCTCCTGGGCATACTGCTCGGGCACAAGGAACCCGCCATCGGACGGGGTGCCAGCGATCATCTGCTTCAGGGCAGCGTGTAAGACCTTGTCGTCGGGATACATGGTTTTCTCGGCAATGTACAGCGCCCGCTCGGGGTCGTTCTTGCCGAGCACCACCAGCTTGCACATCCGGGCCAGCCGGATGCCGGGCTCAAGCTGCTCGCCTTTAGCCGTCGGTTCCGGCCGAGCGGGCGAGTCGGTCATCGCGTCCACGTACTGGCGCCGCACGTTCTTCAGCGGCTCGATTTGCGCCTGGACGATCTCCTGGATCATCTTTCTCAGTTCTTCGAGAGTCACTGTTCATCCCTCCAGTTTTGTTGTAACTAACTGACTCTACCGCGTGCTCTGTCCAGTTGTTCTCTGACGGCCTCGGAGATGAGCGCTTTCAGCGTCTCGGGTTCGATGCTTAGTTCAGGGCCGCCGGCAGCGTCCGGTGGTTCTATGGCATCCAGGTCGATGTGTTTGGCCTGGCCGGCTGCAATGCCTTCCAGGTTGATTTCATCGGCCTGGGATACTCCTTTTTGGTTTCCTTGCGCAGCCTGTTTGATCTGTTCCAGGATATTTTTTAGTTCGTCGGTCAGCTTGGCTGTTACATCTATCGTCAGGGCACTTTTGCCGTCATTGCTTTCTTCCTCCTGAGGCTCCGCGCTGTCCAGCACCTCCTGGATCAACGCCTCCTTGTTCTTCCGGCTGAGCACGGCGCCCGCCTTGGCCTCCAGGAAGTTCTTGACCGACGCAAAGGCGTCCACGTAACATACCGCCATCAAGCAACCCGGAGGAAGTTTCTCAAACCGCCCTTCGGCATACACCTTTTCAAGTTCCAGGCCATGCTCGGCAAACGCCACATCTCGCCTCTTGCGCCACGCAGCCAGGACAGTTTCCACAAACTCCCGCACATCCCCAGGTTCCGGCTCCGGAAACAGCTCTTTAAGCTCTTCCTCCGTGTACTCCCTGAATTCAGGTGGTTCCTTGCCAAAATCGGCATAGTGGCGCGAAAGATGTTCATAAACTGCTTTCCGGTCGCCGTCCGGGATGTCCACCCCGCCCCGGGCACCAAGCAAAGCGCCCATTGCCGCCCTGACGCCGTTCCACACCACCTTGCCGTCGCTCGGCCTGTGGTGTGGGAGCTTCAGGTCGCCGAATTTCTCGGGCGGTATGGCGGCGGCCCAGGCGTAGTGGCCGGCGATTTTCTTCTTCTCGGCGTCCGTCAACTCGTCCCACGGCTTGTCGGTGAAGTCCGACAGCGTGGGTTTGCTCCACTCGGCATCCTCCGGCGCCGTGCTGCGGGAAACATCTTGGGGCACCACGCCCTTGATCTCTGCCTCGATCTCCGCCATCCATACTCCCTCGATAGCCTTGCACGCCTTGGTCGAGCAGCCGAGCTTGCCGTTCATAAACTCCGCCAAGGCCTCCGCTTGGTCGTCGGTGACGTAGCCCTTGCTCCGCGCCACCATCAAGGCGTTGGGATTCGAGGGCACCGGCACCGCCGAGAGTTCCAGGAGTTCCTGTTTCTTGTAGCGCCTGCCGCGTTGCCACTCGGGCAGGTCCTTCACGTCGTCGTCGTCCCGGGTCTCGTATTTCTTCGGAATAAAGCCCACGGACACCGCCCGGAGGAATTTGTCCCTGTACAGGTCGTAAACGAGGTCCGCGAACGGGAAAACCCCTCTCGCCGGAAACTGGACGTCGAAAACGAGCCTGCCACCCTCTTTCGCAACGTTCACCGCCCGGCCCACCGGCGGAAACCGGTAGTCGTGCGCCCAGAGAAACACCGGGTTCTTGCGGTAGTTGCCGAGCTCCCACCCGGTAACCTCGATGATGTCGTTGTCCCGGTCCGGGTTTTCGTCGCTCCCGATGAACTGCAAAACTCGCTCTTCCGGGCTCACTTCCTTCACCTCGAATGGTGAAGCCGACACGTAAAGTTCGCTGTCGCCGCGCTTGATTACGTGAGCCAAATTTATCCCTCCTTATTACTCAACCACAGGCAGCAAAGCGCACCTGCAGTTTATGACCTCGCTTGCCGGACCCGGGGCGCCCGGGTACATCAGACCGTTGGAAAACGGCTGGTTGATCGGCTGCTGCTCGCCGTCAAGCGCCGCGTGGGACGGGCGCTCGCGGCCGTCGATCGTGGTGAGCCATTCTTTCCTGCCCACGTCCGCCGCCCTATACGTTTCGAATGTTCCTGCACTCACGCTGTTGTGACTCTCCGTCCGGGCGATGGCTTCAGACCGCACCCCCTTTGCCTCGGCGAACACCGCAGACACGCGCTCGCGCAGCTGGGGAACAGACTCCCCGTTCTGCAGGCCCTCGTAAAGCTCCCGCCGCAGGGCCTGCTTGGTGGTGCCGTTGATCCCCTTGACCTGGTCGGCGCCGTAGGTGTCCACCCAGTCCAAAAAACGGGGGTTGAGCAGGTCCCAGCTTACCCCGAACTCCCAGAGACTTTCCGCCATCTGCCAGCCTTCCTTCCAGGACGCCAGCCAGACCGCGGTAAGCACGCCCTTCAGCTTGTCGTTCTGGGCATTCCAGTCGAGCAGGAGCTCGATGACGTTGATGACGTTCTCGAAGTCGCTGGGCGAGATCGCCTTCTCGCCGAACAGGTCCTCAAGCCGCTGGTTGACCTGGTTCTGCTGCTCCTGGAAAAACTTTTTAGCCGCCCTTCTGAAGGCGGCCTCGTGCTTTACGGCTCCTTTGTCAAACATTCGCCAGATGGCGGCATTCTGCTCTGGGGTTAAACCCTTCGCCTGCTTGCCTTCTTCCTCGTTTTCAGGCGGCTTTTTCCCGCCCAGATTTCTCTGCGGCATCGCTAATCTCGGCACGTAGTAGATATCCGCGCCCGGGTCAGGATCAAAGCCGTTTGCCTGCCGCCACTCGTTGACCTTCAGCGCCCCGCCCTTCAAGCCGTCGTTGGCAACTTTCAGCTTGAACTCCTTATCCTCCGGCACAGGGTCATCAAACCGGAAGACCAGGTTCGGGTCGAACTCCGGGCAGAGCTGCATCTGAATGTGGTCCTCGATCAAGTCCAGCACCCAGGAAAGCGTGCCCTTGCTATAGAGGTAGTAAGCCGCGTCGATGGTGCTGCGGTTCGAGTTTTCGTAGATCCCCAAAAGCTCCGGCGGCATGAACCAGTGCTGGTGCGCGATGTCCCGCAGAAACTTGCGGGACTCCACGAAGTCCATTTCCCGCTGGGGTTTGCCTAATTCCTGAATTTTCGCATCCCACGGCAGGACGGCCGGCTTGTGCGCGTTGTGGTACCCGGCGTACCGCTCCATCCACTCTTCTTTCAAACGCTCCGCCTGTTCCTTGGATATGCCCGGAGCCTGCAGGACAACCGGCGGCTTCGCGTCGTTGAAGAAAAACCGCTTGGCCCACTTCGCCATGTACTCGTCGGTCTCGACCTCGTCGCCGATGCCCTCGGCTGAGCCCAGCCCGCGCCCGTAGGGGTTGGCCGGGTCAGGCTCAAAGAACCAGACCATATCTTTTTCGTCAATCTTCAGGGAAATGCCCACTGTGTTTAACGGCACTACGGTAAAGTACGGCCGGCCGACGCTCGGCGTGTCCTGCACCCAGTGCGGCGGAATCGGCCAGAGCTCGGCTGGGACCCGCAGGCCATTTCGCTCAATCAGCCAGCCCCCCTCCCCCCGTAAAAGCAACCAGACTGCCGTCAGGTACCAGAGGGTGTGCCCCGTCCTGATCCGCGGATTGGGCCGCTTCAGCAGGTTGATCAGCGGATGCTCGAGTATTTGCTCCTCTTGTTTTCCCCGGTTGATGTAAAGTTTCCAGTCAGTTTTAGCAACGTCCTTGGCTATCCGGTAGATCGGCCGCAGCCGGGGAGACTTGCCGTAAAGCTCAATCCATTGCTGAGCGCTGCGCCTGGGCGGCTCCCCCCAGCGCGGCTGCAAAAGCTGACCCAGGTTGCTCAGCAAGCCCTGCCCGGGCGCCTTGAATATCCCCTCCCCGATGATAGAAAGCCCGAGCCGCATTGCTGTCATTCGCAGCCGCAAGTTCTCAAAAAACCTCATCCGCGCCACCTCAGTATATTTCGTATCGCGATGCTTGGAATTTGTTCAGCGCCTGCGTCATCGCGTCCACCTGGTCCCTGTAGCAGCCGCGCGGGAACGCCGCGCACTCCTCGATGAAGTCCCAGACCCAGAGCGCAATCGCCGGGTGCGGCAGGAATACGTTGCCCGCTTCCACCAGGGGGCTGACCGCGTGAGCCCGAGCCTCCTTCGACCCCTCCGGCTGCACCGCGATGATTCCCGGGATCTCCCGCTGTAAAGTCGAGATGACCGCCGGACCGTTCGCTTTGTCCTCCACCAATTTCATCACAATTTGCGGCCACTTCTGCGTGAAACCCCTGAACGCCCCAATCGTGGCGACAAAGTCCCATCTGTCCCGTACCTGGTCGAGCAGGTAGTAGTTCGCGCCGTTCTTGCCCCACGCCTGGCCGGCCACGAACGCCGAGCCCTTGGTATCCTTGAACGCCATGTCCCAGGACTGCGCCGTTTGGTAAAAGGTCTCTGGCAGCGGCACGGCCTCGATGTTAATGAGCTCCCCGTCCGGCTTCTTGACCGTAACCGGCGGGAGCTCCCGGTCTCCGTACCGCCAGAACCGCCACCACCAGCGCTTGAATATGCCACCCTCGGCTGGGGAAGGCCGCTGCTGGTACTGACCCGCGTAACCGTAGCTGCCCAGGTCTTTCTTTGCCTGTTCGATCTCCGCGGGGCCCTCGCGCTCGGGCCAGAGCAGTTCTCCGTCCTCGCGGACTATCTCCCGGCCGCTTGGCAGGCTTATCACCGTCCGACCCTCGGCTTCCGCCGGTAGACAAAGGTGTTCCCAGCCGCCCTGCTCTAGAAGATATCCGGTGAGGTCCTGCTCGTGCAGGCGCTGCATGACAACGACGATGGCACCCCGTCTCTTATCGTCGAGCCGTGTGGACAGAGTATGCTTGAAAAAGTCAACCCCAGCCTGGCGCTGGATGTCAGACTGGGCCTCTTTCGGGTTGTGCGGGTCGTCGACCACGACTCGGTTCCCGCCCTTGCCGGTCAGGGTGCCGCCGACGGAGGTGGCAACCATCACGCCGCGGCGGTTGTTCATAAACTCGGTCTTGACATTCTGGTCGGTGGTTAATTTAAAACGGCTGCCCCAGTTCCGCAGGTACCAGTCTGACTGGATAATCGTGCGCCGGTCAACCGAGTGCTTAGTACTCAACGACTGGCTGTAACTCGCGAAGATCCAGCGCGTCTCCGGCTGGCGGATCCACTCCCAGGTAGGCCACATCACCGAGACCGCGATTGACTTCATGTACCGCGGCGGGATATTGATAATTAGCCGGCGGATTTGCCCCGCGGTCACCGCCTCCAGACACTCCGCAATCGCATCTATATGCCAGTTGTGCAGATACTCGGCGCCCGGCTCGACGATCGGCCAGGCCTGCCGGATATACTCCGACAGGCTGCGCTCAGCCCGGTCCGCCGCTTCGCGGTCAAAAACGGGTCCTTGATCAAGCCGCTCGTCAATTAACGTTAACAGCCGCTCGTAGAACTCGTCTTTCAGCAAGGCGCCGGCGGATCTCCTTGGCAGCATCCGGCTCCACCTCACTTATGACGGCCAGCACTTCTTCTTGAAATTCCTTTACGGTCTGCGCATCGTGCAGCATCTGTATTAATTTGGCCTGCAGGTCGAGTTGATTTCGCACCTCGGCCAAGCCTTTGAAAATGGTCTCTGCCCGGCCTTGGGACATATCGATAAATCTGCCGTCCTCGTCGCGCTTGGGTTCCAAGGCGTCAATGATCTCCCAAACACGGTGGTTTGCCTCCTGTAGTTGGTCAATGACGTTGATCTGCCGGCGGGCAACCCCCTCACGGGCTTGGGCCTGTTTGACCTGTACCTCTTTCGAGCGCGGGTTCCTTCGAGGATCCGGCCGAAAAGTCTCTGCAATGGCCTGCCTGGTGGCCAGTTGCCGGATTTGTTTAAGATACCTACACCCCATCACCTTGGAGATCCCAAGGCGCCGACCAAGTTCGGCGCCGGTGATATCGGGATTTTCGATAACGAGCTTTTGTGCATCTTCGATTGTGGGCACTAAGGATCACCTCTCGACATTGGTCGACAATGTTAGATAAAGGGATAATCCGAAAAAAGTTGAAACCTGTCCCCAAGCAACGATGAAAGGAGGGATCGCAATGGCTAGTCGCGTATACCGCCGTCGCAAAGGAACCGACGTATGGCACTTCTGCAGAAACTGCTCCAATTGGCCCACGAGCAACTATGAAGAATCCTACTCCAAGCCAACAACCGGAGAGTTATGTAACGAATGTCGGGCTAAGGAAAAAGCCAATAATTGCAGCTAATCATCTACCCTACTTGCTTTTGAGACCTGAAACTCAAATACAACTCTATTGCCTGCGAAGTATAATGTCTTTAGACAGGTCGAGTAATCGACCTGTCTCTCTTTAGCGAACTCATCAAAACAAGATAAGCAGATGACGCTGTTTCGGAATCTTTCTGGGACGACCAAACTCCATATTTGGTCCGTAACTTTAAAGTCGAACTTATCCCTGCAGCCACAAACCCTGCACTTTTGCCGTCTCTCTCGCCAAGCATGACAGTGGACACGAAACCATCTAACCGGCAGCACAACAAAATGGATAAAGCCTTGGGTAAGGATATCACGCATGAACAACACCTCGATATCTCTATGCCCAGCAAGGCATCGGGTATTCGCAGTTCAAGAACAAGAAAGCCGCCCTCCCGGACGGCCTTTTGGAGACACTTTTACTTCTACCTGGATTATACCACACCGGTCGGATTTTGGTCGGAATTTTGGTCGGATTTTGGTCGGATTTAAGCGGAAATTTGGCGGAAAAATTCGTCGAGCGCCGAGCCCGGAAGTGCTTGTAAATACTGGGTCACAGCCTCCCGGATGTCGTGCACTTTGTTTTGCACGGTATCTTTGTGCATATACAATCGTTTCGCTATCCTCTCGTGCGTCAGCCCTACACGGTACTTCAGGCGGTAGACGTTCTTATGGTCCCTGGGCAGGTGTTCTATTGCTCGCCGCACCGCATCAAGCACCAACGACAGCGTTGCCCGCTTGATGGCCACCTGCTCCACCGGCCGACCCAAGCGCGGCTGGCGGTTGAAACAGACGATGACCACCGAGGTAGAAGATTTCGGAAGTGGGGCCTCGGCCTGGTCGCGCAATGCAGTATAATTGTACAACAGATAATCAACCAGCTTTGGCGTGATTTCAATCTCAGCCAACCGCTTTCGCCTCCTGACGATCAAACTGCTCTACGCCACCTTCCGCGCCACAGCACCTTCAGCAGCCCCGTTGTCCCGTCTAAAAAGTCCGCCCTCCCGCACCGAGTACACAGCCGCACCCTCCGGCGCAGGAGTTTGCTGTGGCCCAGGACTAATTCCGATCCGCACTGTTTGCAGTACATCCGTCTCTCCTCCAGATACTTACTCTCGTTTTCTCGCCGCCACTGTAGCCTCCTTTGCAGGTATGTAACCCCTGCAATCCGTGCAGCCAGCCCTCTCCCCGCACATCTCGCACGGCCCGAAACTCTTCAGTGCAAGCAGAAGTGGAACGCACTTGTCAAAATGCTCGCAATTCCTGCAACATTCCTCGCAAATAAACATTCTTCGGCCTCCTTTTTCTAGAGTTCAATCCCCATAATGGCATTGTACAAGTCTTCCGTCCGCTCTCCTGCGTTATAGCGGTCGCGCAGGGGACGTATGACATACGTTAGTGCCCAGTACCCGGGACTTCCGATACTGGCATAGGCCGACTCGACTTGTTGTAGATACTTCTCCGCTTTTGTCCAGTCGAGGTTAGTCACCGCCTGCTGCGCAGGCTCGTATATATGCACAGTCCACCCCGCCTTTTCGTGGTATCCAGTCGGCTTAATGCTACACCAGGACCGCCAAGCCTTACCCAACGCTTGCTTGGCATACTGCTCTGCCTCTTTCTTTGTCGGGAACCACCGCGTATCAGTTATGCGCCTAAACATCCCGCGCCTCCTCGCTGTCGCTGTCGATCTCGACGCCCAGCCGGCCGTCCAGGAGCCGGGTGCCGCAGTCGCAAACCTCAGGTACATCCGCGGTGGAATACTGCGCCCCCAGCTGCACGAAGAGCACGTGGACGCGCCGGCCGTACATCGTTTTCTGGCCGTTCGGGCGCACCTCGGCGCCGCAGGAAGTGCAGTAAAGCCGAGCAATTCTCATCGCGCATCCCCCTCGGTCGGATCATCGAAATGCATTTCATCCTGCTGCCGAACGTACTCCGCGATCCCAGCGTTAACCAACCGAATCGCGGTCCGGGCATCAGCATAGCCGACCATCCCGGCTTGATACTCGCAGCCGTCGTAAATCACGTCTTTCGTGATCCTGATCTTGAATATCTCGCTCATCTTTCCACTACCGCTCCGTCAAAAAGTCTCTGCATCGGATGCCTCACCGGCCCGTCGTCCGCCAGTTCCCCAAGCAGCTCTTCATCCTCGTCCGGTTTGGCCAACCAAATCACGGCACCCAGAGTGCCGATCCGCTCCACCTGAACCGGGCGCTCCAGCTCTTTCGACGCCTGACGGTACGGGCTACCGTGGCCTTTGAAACGCGGGACTCGGTTCCCGTCTTGTCGGACGCATTGCTTCCCCCAGTAGATAGTGCAAAACCGCATCACCGGGCAATCGGCCTCTTCGCACTCGCGGCGCCGGCGGGCTTCAGTACAGCTCATCGCGATCACCTCTCCCGGCAGCCACACACAGACCCATAGCCAGCATTCCCATAAAACCGCCCGCGAACAGGCCGATCAGCAACCCTACCCAGAAGCTCATCACTCACACCCCCGTCAACTTTAGGTATTCCTCCACGTCCTCCACCGACCTGGCCACCAGGTACTCGCCCTTACGGATTAAAATCTCGTCGCGAAACTTCTCCTGATGTTCCGAAAGCCGACCATTGGGCGTTTTGACCTCAATCCACAGCGTTCTTCCATCCGGGCTGACAGCCGTCAGATCCGCCAAGCCTTTATGGCTCAGCGCCGTCTGGTAGTTGATGATCACAAACCACTTGTGCCAGCGCAACCAATCGCGGATCGCGGCCCGGATCTCGCTCTCCTTCGGGGCCCGGCCCTTAGTCCGGACCTTCCGCGGCCGCTCCGGCTTGTCGGTTAGGATACCGAGCTGCTGGGCCTGGCGGACGGATAGGCGGGTCACCGGTTCCGCCTCCTCGAGGCCTCGGCCATGTTCCGCTTGTGCCGACGCTTGCGGGCCGTCCGCTCTTTCCGCTGCTTGGCGGCCCACCGGCTGAGCTTCCCGCCGCTGGTCAGGCTGACCATGGCCTCGTTCTGGCCGGCCAGCTTAAGCTCGGCGGCGCGTTGCAGTTCCGGCGGTACCGGGACATACTGACCCTGTTCATCTGGCTTCAAGGTAATGATCTGCCGCCGCGCCTCACGCCTGCGCTTTGCCCGGTTGTTCGGGGCCTCGGCTTCGGCATCGAATGCCCGCTCCAAGGCGGCAGCTTGTTCCTCGGTCATCCTCCGCAGGTGCCCGGTGTCGATGTTCACTCGGTCCCCACCTCCTCCAGTTCCTGGTCGTAAGCCCAGTCGTCGAGGTTCTTCTGTGCCTCCTCGGCAGTCGGCGCCTCCGCTGGCCGGGCGCCCAGGACCAGGTAAACCATCACGCCGGCGAGCAGGACCAGGGCCAGCGTAAAGGTAGCTCGGCAGCTGAGTTCGAGAATGCGGCGCCATGTGGTCATGGGATCACGCTCCTTCCCGTTCAAGGTTAACCGGTTAACCCTAGTCAACTAGGTTAACAGTTAACGGTTACTCGTAGAGCTGGCGAATGAGTTCCCTGGGTGCCAAACCCCCTTGACGAATTTTGCGACCGCATGAACGAGCCTGGCCGCGCGGTCTCAGGGCGGCGCGTGCCAAGGATTTACATCCCCCTCCCCCCTGGGCGGATCAAATCCCGTTCCCGCTCCCCAGCCTCGGCATCCGCTCACTCGCAGCTAAGATCATCTCGCGTATCGGCGCCGGCAATACGGCCATCTCCCGCGCCTGGCTGGCGTTCGCCTCCCACGCCCGCCGGAACTGACCCCGGATCACGTCCGGTTCCTCGCAGGAGCATATCTCCTGCCACCCGAACCGCCTCACCACCGCCGCCACATCCGGCGGCAAACTGGCTAGTGCCTCCCGCTCCCGGTAATACCCGTAGTGCCTTATGGCTTCCGTGACCAGGCCCCAGGCTTCGTCGGCGGTCATGGGGCGGCCTGTGGTCAGGTAGACCGCCGCCTCGCGGATGTCGGCCACTGTCGGGAAGTAACGGGACGTAGTAAGTACTTTGACTAGTGCGGCTTTGGCGAGCTCGAACGGTATGTCCGACAGCGCGGCGTTCCATAGCTCGGCTACCTGGCCGGAATCTTTTTCCTGCAGGTGCGGGTAATTAGCAAACGCGAACTGTACAAGCTTGCCGACCTCGCTAGGAGTCAACGATACCAGCCTCCTGCTCTTTTTGTTTGACCCACTCTTCCAGGCTCGCGAGGGCGCGTGGGACGTGTTTCTGCGGCTGCTTCCGCTGCCTCGCTTCTTCTTCCTCAAGCCGGGTTATCACCCAGTTGAGGATAGCGCGGTAGTCGTTCTTGTACTTCTTCCCCGTCGCCCCTTTGTAGTTGTCAAGGATCTCGATGCACCTTCGCGCCCGTTCCTCGCTGCCGAGTCTCGCCACGAGTGCCTCATATTCGGCATTGGTCAGGCTGACAAACTCGGCGTATTTCACTTTCGGCGCTTTCGGCGCTTTTTTTCCCGCGCATTGGTCGTCACGTGTTGAGTGCTCGTCTGAGCATTGGTCGTCGTGAGAGTGCGCGGCGCCGTCAGGCGCATCCCTCGGATTCGGATTCGGATTCGGATTCGGATTCGGATTCGGATTCGGATTACGGGGACATGTGCCATCATCTGATATCACATGATTGCAGACGCTATCAGATGATTGTGGTGCTGGGTATTTGCTTCTTTTTGCCCGCACTTGCTGGTGTTTCTCCCATGTCACTACTTGCAAGTACGGTTGTCCGCCCGTCTCGTAGACGAACACCAATCCAACTTCCTGTAGGCGGTATAAACGAGATGCTATTTCTTGTGGCGCGACGCTCCCGATTTTAAGCGGATAGCACCGCGCCAAGAGGATCGCTGGCCGTGCATCTGTTCTGCCGTAGTCGTCACAGTTAACCAGCAGACGGTAGAAGAAAACTTCTTCTTCTGCCGTCAGTTGGTTGATTGTCTCGCTGGTGCAAATTGATTCTTTGAGAATACGGTTTGGCACTGTTGCGCCTCCCTGCCGGCTTTACTTAACCACCTTCAATTCTCCCGGCTTGAGGTCGTGGTGAATGATCTCGCCGTCTGGTCCGAGTGCTACCTGCGGAAATTGAGCCCAGACTTGCCCGTCAAGTTCTGGCATTTTAACCACTTGCCCGTCAACCTCCATCTGCTTAAGGAAAAACGGAACGCTGGCATTAGTGCATTGATTCCGCAGGCTCCTAATCCATTCAATGTTAGCCGGACGGCGGTTAGGGCCAGTTTCGCCACCGCAGACAACCCAGTTAAGATATGCTGGACGTAATTCCTCAAGCCCATCCCAAAAGCTGTCATTTGCGGGTGTAAGCACATCGTTACCGTCAGCATCACACAGGTCAATCGGCCCTAATAACGGTTCACAACTTACCCAACGCACCGCTGCCGGGATTTGGAACAGAATCGGAATGCGCTCATCGGCCCGATCCTGGTTTTCAACACTAACGCCGAGCCAGACGTTTGACAGGGGCCATTCTCCACCGCCAGCAACCCACAACCGGAAGGTGTGATCTCTTGATTTAGTCTTTGATTTAGTCCCCCGCGAGCCGCCTGGCGTGTGACGGCCCGCGGGGGTTTGGAGGAGGTTACCCGCTTGCCGAAGGCGGATACCCCGTAGCCGGCGGCCAGCCGGTGGGGCGGGAAAGCCCGGTGCCGGTCCGCCAACTCTTGCTTACTTGCTCTTTGCCTGGGCCTGCTGCAAACACGCGGCCGTACTTATCCCCGCGCTCGTGTTAAGCGATCAGTTTGACCCGCGAGCCCTCTTCGCCCAGATCCTCGACCTCGATGGTCTGCGGGAACCGGGCCTTCATCCGTGGGTCGTGGCTGATTGCGATCACGCGCATATGGCTGTATCGGCTGGCCATCAACTCCAGGGCATCACAGTAAGCCTCGGTTCCCTCGCCATCGAGGAAGGGCGGCTCGTCGACGAACATCATGCCCAGCTGGATGCCGGCCCGCCGGGCCTTCAGGTCGGCCAGGGCGAACGCAACCGACAGGGCCGCCTTCACCTTCTGGCCACCCGACCGGCTCTTGTACGGCAGACTTCCGCGCATGTAGTCCGTGATCCAGATCTCCAGAGCGTTGACCTCTTTCTTGTTGCTCTTCTGGATCCGCTCCGTGCGCATCTCGAGGCTCATCTTCCCACCGGTCATCTGGCCGAGGATCTCGTTGGCCAGGGCAGCCAACTCCGGCACCACCGCGCGGACCACCGCGAACGGGATCCCGTCCTGCCCAAACGCTCGGGCCAGGGTCTGGTACCGGGTCACGGTCTGGGCTAGCGGTTCCATCTCGCGAGCCACACGCCGGCGCTCATCGGCGTCCCGGTTCAGGGTTTGCAGTTGGGCTTCGAGGCCGCCCTTGCGGGCGTGGAGTCGGTTCTGGTGCTCCTGCAGGGTCTTGATTTGGCTGCGTAGGCTCTCCACGTTCGCCTGCCAATTTGCCAGATCCCCGACCTCGACCATCAGCCGGCCCAACTCCTCGCCCAGTTGTGCGTACTCTTGTTGTTTGGTCGCGATGTTTTTCCCCAGGGCCGAAATGGCCTCAGTTGCCGCCTGGTAAGCCTCTTTCGCAGCCGCCAGTTGCTCCTTGGCCTTCGCCCAAGATTTCAGCCTTGGCAGGCGGGCTTCGAGGTCCCGGAGTGGGGCCAGTTCCGCCCTCAGGGCCTCCGCCCTGTTGTGCAGATCCTTGAATCGTGCCGAGGCCTTTTCTCGGGCGTCCTGGGCCCGGGCAACCTGGGCACGAAGGTCTTCGAGCAATTCGGTCCAAGCGCCAAGTTCCGATGCCTCTTCCGCCTTCGGTCGCAACTCCTGAACTTGTTGCTGTAGTTCATAGTGCCGCCGCTGGTCGTAGTCCAGGGCCTTCATCTTTTCGTCTAGCTCCTGCACCTGCTGGCGCAGAGGTTCAATTTTGGCAAGCAGCCCAGAGATTTTCTCTTGTAACTCGGGGATCCGAATCTTGGCCTGTTGGGCGTCAACTAGGAACCGGCAAGCTGCCCGATCCGGATCGAGGCATCCGCTATCGGCCAGCATGGCGGCCTTCGATTCAAGCGTCTTGAGATCGTGCTCCAGGGCAGCCTTGTACTCGGCTTTCCGGTCCATCTCCCGTTCGATGACCATGACTTGGTCATTCAGTTCACGGTACTGTGCACCGAGTGCAGCCACCCGATCCAGCTCCGAAACCAGCTTCCGGTACTCGGCCGCGGCCTGCTCCAGCTTCTCCCGGTTCGCCAGGGTCTCTTCAAGAGACCAAATCCGCGGCTCGGCTTTGCGGATAACCACGTCCGCGTCGCCCATTTCGCCAAGCGCCCGGCTGACTTCCACATCCAGCTCGGCCAGCTGCGGTTGCTTTGCTTTCAGCGTTGCAACGCGTTCCTTAACCTCTTCGTATTGCGAGGCTCTCTCCAGGATCTCGGGCTCGCGGGCAAGCAGTTCGTTAGCGTTAGCCAGTCGTGTTTCGTGCTTATCGGCTTGTGCGTTAAGCTCGGAGATCTCAGCAGTCAGCCGGTTGCGCTGCTTCTGTAGTTCGCGGGCCCTGTCCCGCTTTGTCTCCAGGCAGCGTACCAGGTCCTCGGCGTCGCGCAACTCAATTTCCTTGGCCTCGATCTCGCCGGCGACTCTCTCAAGGTCACGCTTCGCGTCGGCTAGATCCTCCTCGACTCCGGGCTTCGCCTTCAGTTTCTCGTCAAGCTCGGCCAGCTGGGTCTTGGCTATGGCCAGCTGCCGGTTCGTTTCGGTGACCTTCTCCTTGGCCAGCTTTTCCAGTTGCTCGTACACGCCCAGGCCCAGGATATTGGACAGGACGTTCATGCGGTCTTCGCGGTCGGCTTCCAGGAAGATCCCGTAGGCGTCCTGCATAATCAGGCCGCAGCACCGGAATGTATGGCCGTCCATGCCCAGGAGGTCAATGATCTTCTGCTGGGTCTCCCGCGCGGTGGTGCCGGAGCGGTCGATCCAGTCGCCGTCCACCAACTCCTGCAGTGCCAGGGTTGTCTTCCCGCTCTTCGCCCGGGTCCGGACAACGCGCCAGATCGAATCACCCATCGCAAACTCAAAGGTGATACTTCCGGACTTGGCCGCCTGGTCGTTGCTGATCCAGCCGGTGAGATCGCCTTCCCGGGTTTCCTCGAATAGGCAGTCGCTGATCGCGTCCATGAACAAGGCACTCTTCCCCACCCCGTTGGGGCCGTTCACAGTGGCAAAGGAAACTTGAGAGAAGTCAAATTCGGCCTGGAGGTAGGACCGGTAGTTCCGGACCTCAAGGCGCCGCGGCACAAAAACCCCGGACAGCTTCCCAGTGGGCTGCCGGGCGCTCACAGTCTCAATAAGCGGCCGGGCCAGGTCGACCAGGGCCCGGGTCTCATCCGCGTCAAGGCCCTCGGCCAGCAACCAGGCACTCAGGTTCTCCGCCGGACCCGCGGTCTCGGTCATCTCTTGTTTGCTGAGAGCAGCCGTGATCTGCACCGGCGTGATCTCCTGGACCCAAAACGCGCCGGCGTCATACAATGCCTTCTCGATAGCCTTGTGGTTCATCCGCTTGCGGATCTCTTCGTCGCAGCCGTAATGCAGGCGCACGATGGCGGCCCGGATCGGGGCTATTTCGGCGGAATACTTTTCGATGGCCGCGGCTGGATCGTCAGCGAACAGCTCCGGCCAGTTGTTGACGCCGTCGGTGAATACATGGACCGTCTGTAATTCACGCGCCGGTGTCGTAAACCAGGCTGGCTCGTCGGGGTTATCCAGGTCGTGGATCCAGAAGCCCTTAGGGAAGTCCTCTTCGTTGAACGTAATCCGGTTGATGCTGCCGCTATAGTAGACCGGCTTGCTGCCGACACCGAGCACCCGCTGCATCCGATGGATATGCCCGAGGCAGGCCAAATCGAACGGTGCGGCCATCAAAGCCTCGGCGGGCAGGGTGACTTCGGACTGGTGAAAGACGTGCGTCTGGCCGTTGTCGTACTCAACGCCAGCGACCGCATAGTGGGCCACCAGCACGGAAGGGGTGCCGGGATCCAGCTGGGCGCCCAGGCCCAGGACGATATCGCCCAGGAGCTTCGAGCATTGCACGTTCTCCTGTTCGGGATCCATCCCCGGGTACCTGGCCCTGAAGTGCCCTTTGTCCAGCCCGGGCACACAGCCGACCTGTAGAGGCCCGGCCGCGGTGTCAATGGCAAACAGGCCCGGACTGGTGACCACCCACACCCCGGGAATGGACATCCTGCTGATGGTGGCAAAGGCCGCAGGGTTGTCGTGGTTTTCGGTGCCGAGCAAGAGCAAGGTCGGCGCGACCTCGCCCAACTCACGGAGCCAGTCGGCCGCCAGGCGGATCTGCTCTAACATCGGATCGGCCCACATTTTCGACTTATGGAACAGATCGCCGGCGACCAGGATCGCGTCAGGCTTTTCCTCCCGCGCGATGTGCGCCACGAAGGCCATACATCTCAGGGTGTCGTCCATCCGGGCATTCCTGCCGCCCACAACTGGCCCGGGCAGTTCGCCTAGGTGTATGTCGCCCGTGTGTAGTATCCGCACGGCTTACGCCCCCCTTCGCTGAGCGGCGCTGGCAGCCTTTCTTGCGCAGGATTCGCAGAGCCGTCGGCCATAGCGCTTCATGGTCCACTCGGCGAACTCTTCCGGGGTTTTGCTGTTGCCCTGACGGTCGGTAACGGTGGTGATGATCCCGCCGCATTCATCGCCCTCGCAGCCGATCGGCTCGGGCTCATCGAAGTCGAAGCCCGGCGGCAGGTCGTCATCCGGATCCTGGTCGCGATCGACCTCTTGGGCGTCCTGAATGTCGCCGAGGACCTCGCCGGTCTCCTTATTCACAATGCGGCCGCCGGGCGTCTGTACGGTGTCGGGTTTCGCTTTGGTGTCGCCTGTCCCCAGGGCCAGGTTGGTGTTTCCACCGAAGAGATCTGAAACTCCCTGGGCCATCCGGGCAGCCACGGCCTTGCGCATTTCAGGGTCCGCCATGTTCGGCACCACCAGGGCCACGGCGAAGGGCTTTTTCAGCTCGTCGGCCGTGTAGGTGCTGGAGACCATCAGGCCCTCCCGTAGTGCGCGGTTCAGGGCTTTGGTTTCGCAGTGCTCTGTCCTGTACGGGAAGAACTTGCTGAACTGCTTTTCGGTCATGGTCTTGCGCTCGTCTTCCATCCGCAGTTCCTTGGTGCCCCGGACCATCCGCCAAGTACCGGACGGCTCTGGCACGGCGATCGCGACCTGGTGAGCGACGTCGTCCCTCGACGGGCAGTCCCCGCACCGCGGTGCCAGCCGGGTTCGGGCGGCTGCCTCAATGCAGCGCTTGCAAGCCGACGGGGTGACAGCCTCCGAGCTGATGATCTGGATGTTGGCCGCAGCCATCAGCTTGGCAAGCCCCTTCTTCGTCAGGGCCAGCTCGCCGTTTTTTTCCCTGTAGACATCCTTCCCCTTATCGGGATCCGGATCGATCTGAACTTCGTTGATAATCACCTTGTGGATCGGGCTGATCTCCTGAATTGTCTTCACCGGGATCAGCACGTTGTACCTTTCCGGCGGGTACTCGTTGATCACCGCCAGGGCGGTGGTCTCTCCGTTGGTGGTCACGGTATCTCTCCTTTCAAATGCTGTTTGTGGGCCGGGGCCGGATGATCCGGCAAGGTTTTGCTGCCCTCGCCGCATCTGCGTCCCTGATCCCAGCTTGCTCCCACCCGCCCGCGTCAACGGCCTGGGACATAGACAACATGCTTTTCCGCTGCCTCGATATCAACCGGAAGCGCCAGCAGGCGCTCGATTAATGCTTGTTTATCCATGTAACATCCTCCCTCGTTATTGGTTTACGGCCTTCTTGGTCGCCCCGGACCGCTCCCAAAAGATTGAGCCAGGTCCGCATGGCTAAGAGGTAAAGCCCGAAGTCTTTGTTCTTGCCCGCAAAGGCTGCGATCATGCGTTTCATGCATCATCCTCCTAACTCGCCCGTCGGGCGGTTCGTTTAGCAGCTCTAAAGGCCTGTTGCCTGGCCTGGTAGGCCTGTGCCGTTGCGGTCGGCCCCGCAGCGATGGCCTCTCGGTAGATAACCTTCAGGTCCTGCCCCCTGGCGAAAACCACTTCTTCCTGGTCCTTGCCGAGCTTCATTAAACATCCGTAGGCCTCAAAGGCCCCGTCCTTATATCTCACGCTGACGCGCATGTGGTAGCTCCTGATCATGTTCCCAGGGTCCGGGTAATCCCAGTTCACCCCCAGATCAATCTCTCCGCCGGCCTTTAGCAACTCCTCCCGGCGGGCCCACTCTTTGTCATCCGCCTGCAAATCGGCGTCGAACACCCCGCCGCCGGCCTTCTTATAACATTTTGGTCCAAGGCACCGGGCAATGGAGTGGGGATTGCTCAAGGCCCGGCTGCACCTCATGCACCGGTCTGATTTTTGAGCCTGTTCCATGGTCATTTTCCTTTCCTGGATCGTAGTCCAGGAGGACCCGCAGGGCCCTGACCATCCTCTGGCCATGTCAGGCTCATATTCAGCTCGGTATTCAAGGTCTTTCGGTTGTCTGGCCACTCTGCGGGCCTCCTTTCATTCCCCTCTTGTGTCAGCCGGGTAGGCGTGATACAATGGGGGTAGGGTAATTTCGGATGGGCGCTTACGAAGCGCTCTTTCTTTTTGGCCGGGGCGATATATAGCCTCGGCTTTCTAATTTCCGGCGATGTTCCTGATAAACCGCCAGAATGCTGAAGCCATATTCCTCGCACATAACCGCCAGGTAGTGGTCGATGGCTACCCTGGCGTCGAGGATCTGGATCATGCTGTCGTGAACAGCCTGGCGGTGAGCCTCGTCGGCCCGGCTCGGGGCGTTCACCACGTCGGCCGCCGACACAACCTTGATGGCCTCCTGCAGTTCCTCGCAGGTTTTGGCCCAGACACTTGTCCGATGCAGATCCACGCTGTCGCCATCCAACCAGGGTGAGGCGTAAACTCCGCCTGTAACCTCGGCTGCCGCTTCCATATAGAGCCTGGGATAATCCAGGGTGGTCGCCAACCGCTCCAGGACATCCGGACCGGCTGCCCGCCGGCCACACTCGATGGCCGATACCATCTTGTTGCTTACGTAGCCGATCTGGCCAGCCGTTTCCTGCGTCATGCCCCGCCGCTCTCTGGCTTCCCGTAGAGCCTGCCCGATTGACATCCCTATCACCTCCTTCCAGTAGAGTTAAGGCATGTCGTGCTGTCCCATCTGTAGAGCCATCCGGCTATTTATCACCGCCTTTCTCTGGTAGCATTGAGCTGGATCATCCGAGTGGCCTCCTTTCGCGGTCGCCAGGATCTCCTCGCGAGGTATCGCTTCGGCCAGGATCTTGGCAGCACGGTCCAGTAAGTCTTGGGGGTCCTCTTCCGTGATCTCCAGCAGCTCATATGTGGGTGGGCCAAGGCCCGTCTTTGCCCTGGGCCGCTTGACGGAGATCCGGGCGACTACCAGTTGGCCTACTGAGGCATTGGACACCATTCCTACACCTCGCTCCTTGACAACTTGTAGGGATTAACCTCTCCCCTGTCGAAGTTTGGCAGTGCAAGCTACCTATTCCAACAAGGGGAGGAGGTGAAGTTCTGTGTCTGTACGATCTCAAGTTGTGTGTCCTCTTCTCAGCCAAGCCAGTGATGTTCGTTTTTGTGACACCCGTTGTGGTTGGTACTTAGCTCGTTCCGCAACCCCCGGCTGTGCCGTCCTTCACATTGCACTTTTCATTGCCGGAATCGTTACCGAAATGCAGAACCGATAGTTTCAACTTGCCCACCAGAT